AGGCAAAGGCCCAATATCAGATGTTCTTAGTAAGATGGGTGGAATGGGCTTAGGCGGCATAGCAGGTATGTTGGCTAAAAATCAAAGAAAAGATAAAAAGGGCATGGAAGCTGACCAAATGAAGCAAATGCAAAGAATGTACGGCGGCGGCGCTGTAAAGAAGCGGCGTGACGGAATTGCATCTAAGGGCAAAACAAAAGGCACTGTTAGGTAATGGAAAGAAAAAGCGTTACAGCACCAAAAGGATTCCACTGGATGAAGCACGGCTCTGGGTATAAGTTAATGAAAAATCCCAAGGGTGGATTTAAGGCTCATAAAGGTGCTAGCCTAAAAGCAGTTTTCCCTGTGCAGAAGGTTCATAGATGAGGCGAAATTACAAACGCGAATATACAAATTATCATTCGTCTACAGAACAAAAGAAACGCCGCGTAAGCAGGAATACAGCCCGAAGAAGAATGGTTGCGGCAGGTAAGGCCAAAAAGGGCGACAAAAAGGATGTTGCACACAAGAACGGCAACCCTAAAGACAACCGTAAAAGTAATCTAAGGGTTGTTGCTAGAAATCTTAACAGGTCTTTTCCAAGGACCAGAACGGCAAAAAAGGTAAGTAGGAGGTCATAATGTACGTTGGTAGCTCAAACGGATATGCTGTTCCTGTTTACAAAACTAGCGACAGCACAACCAGAACAAGAGTTCACTGTGGCAACTGTCCACGATGTAATGAAAAGCTAGTCACCGTGTTTGTGCATGGGCATGAGCAATGCTCTAAATGCGGTTCTGTTGTACATGATTGTTGTCAAGGAGAGAGGGCATGAGAGCGGCAAAGATGAAGTGCGCCCAAGGGCGTAAAAAGCCAGTGGCCATGAAAAAAGGCGGTAGCCTAATGGCTAAAAATATGAAGTCTGGGGGCAAAACAAAGTCAAGAGTAAATGAGGCTGGAAACTACACAAAGCCGGGTATGAGAAAGCGTATCTTTAATAGGATTAAAGCAGGAGGAAAAGGCGGCGCTCCGGGACAGTGGTCAGCGAGAAAAGCTCAAATGCTAGCTTCTGCCTACAAAAAAGCAGGGGGCGGCTATAAAAACTAATGGCAAAAAAACCAGACCCAAAAGTAGGAACAGGTAAAAAGCCAAAGGGGAGTGGTCGTAGGCTTTATACAGATGAGAATCCAAAAGATACTGTCGGTATAAAGTTTGCTACACCTGCTGATGCTAGGGCAACTGTGGCCAAGGTTAAAAAGATTAATAAGCCCTACGCTAGAAAGATACAGATACTAACGGTTGGCGAGCAAAGAGCCAAAGTTATGGGAAAATCAGAAGTCGCTAGAATATTTAAACAGGGCAAAGAGGCGATTAGACGGTCGAATAAAAAGGTAACAGGGAGAGTTAAACGAACCAGATAATGAGGTTGCATAAAAATGGTTGTCGCAGAAGCTCTCGCAGGAATTGCATTAGTTAAAAGCGCTGTTGATGGCATTAAGTCTGCCATCTCAACAACAAACGACATAGGTCAAATAGCTGGTCATGTAGATAAACTTTTACAGGGTCGGGACGAGGCGAATAAAGCGAAGCGCGATGCATCAAATGACCCGTTTAGTGTTAAGTCTATAGCTGAGGAAACCATTAATGCAAAGCTGGCAGAAGAACACTTAGATGAAATGCGTAGCCTTATTGATATGAGGTTTGGTCATGGCACTTGGGCTGGTATAATAAATGAAAGAGCTAAAAGAATTAGAGAGGCAAAAGAAGCAGAGGAAGAAGCAAAAAGAGAAAAGATGAAAAGGAAGTTAGAGTTTGAGCAAATGGTGGAGACATCTGTAACAGCTTTTCTTGCATTGGGCTTTATGGCGGTGGCTCTTTTAACTGTGATATACTTTGCTACAAGGGGATAAATATGGCGTTAAAGAAATCGCAAAGAAGTTTAAAGTCTTGGACAAAACAAAAATGGAGGACTAAAAGTGGGAAACCATCGACACAGGGTCCGAAAGCAACCGGGGAAAGATATCTACCTGCAAGCGCCATTAAGTCCCTATCGCCCCAAGAGTACGCGGCTACAACCCGTGCTAAACGAAAAGCAACTAAGGCTGGTAAGCAATTCTCAAAACAGCCTAAAAAAATACGAGCTAAAGTGAAGCCGCATAGAAAGGTCAAATAATGTCTGTAGTAACACCAGACCTACCAGAACTATTTGATGAAGCGTTTGAACGCGCAGGGCTTCAAATGACAACTGGTTACGACCTTAAAACAGTTAGGCGTAGCCTTAACCTATTAACATTGGAGTGGCAGAATCGTGGGCTTAATCTCTGGACCATTGACGGGGGTACTTTATCTCTTACGTCAGGCACAGCAACTTATGCTATGCCTACAGACACTATTGACCTCATTGAACATCAAATTAGAACAGGCACGGGTACGAGTCAGGTGGATACGAATTTGGACCGTATCAGCGTTTCAACGTATGCTCAACAATCTTCAAAGAACACTCAAGGACGCCCCTCTCAAATATTTGTTGACCGTCAAGCAACGGCTGTCAATGTTACTCTTTGGCCTGTTCCGGACGATAGCACATATACTCTCTCGTATTACCGCCTTCGTGGAATCTCTGGCGTCTCGTCTGGGATAGGAACAAGTGCAGATGTGCCGCCACGGTTTATTCCGTGTTTGGTATCGGGTTTGGCCTATTATATTGCTATGAAAAGGCCAGAAGTGGCGGCGCGTGTGGCTCCGCTTAAACAAGAGTATGAGTTTCAATTTGAGCTTGCCGCAGGGGAAGACTCAGACTCATCATCAATTAAGTTCGTGCCATACGACACGTTTTATTTAGGAGGCTAATATGCCAATTAGAGTTAGACCAAAAAGTGAAAAGAAAAATAAGAAGTTGCCGAAGGCCCCACCTTCACGCCCTCGTCACGCAAATCCAAAGCACCCTATGAATACAGAGCGCACAGGCCCACTTCGCAAGAAGGGCGGTGGTAAGCTGAAGATGGTGGAAAAGGACGGTAAGAAGGTTCCGTTCTTTGCCGCAGATGGAGTAGGCAAAATGAGTAAGGGCGGCTCTAGCGATAAAATGCTTGCGGCAATGAAGGCTCGCATAAGAAAAAAGATGAAAGGCTCAAAAGCAGGGGCTTCGACAGGAAAGGCAACTGAAGATTCCATTCGTGAAATAGGTAAAGAAATGGGCGTTTTCGCAAACAAATCAGGCGGAGCAATCAAAAAGGCCACTGGCGGTCCTGTAGAAGTAAAGAAGGGCATGACCTTATCTCAAATTGCAAAAGATAATAACACTTCGATACAGGCCCTTCTTACAGCTAATCCCGGCATTAAAAATGCTAATCAAATTCGCATAGGTCAAAAGATTAAAATGCCCAAGGCGAAAAGTGTTCCGGGCAATACTAAGACTAAAAACCCATACGCCCGTATGTCTCAAACTCAAATGAACATGATGAGGTCCAAGAATAAGGGACAGCAACGCGCAGTAACTAGCGCTATGCGTAATGAGGCTAAGAATACTGGCGCTCAAACTTCTCCAACGCCTAAAAAGGCTAAATCTGTAAAAGACTCTCGTTCTGCTGTCCCAGAAAAAAAGAAGAAGGAGTTGATTGCTAAAATGAAAGCAGATAATGCGAAGAAGCCAAAGAAGAAGTCTTTGCTTTCTAGGCTGTTTGGCAAAAAGGCAGGCGGCTCTATGAAAAAAGTACCCGGGTACAAATCTGGCGGTACAGTTCGTGGCGCTGGTGCGGCTACAAAGGGCAAGCGATTTACTCGCGCAGGATAATCAATGCCGTTAGCTAGAGGAAAATACGCGTTTGGCTTTTGCGATAAAACAGGGTTTAGGTATAAATTATCAGACCTTGTTTTTGAGTTTCGTAATGGCGTTAAAACTGGTCTAAGGGTCGGCAATGATGTTGCTGACCCAGACCACCCCCAAAACTTTCTTGGGCGGATTAGAATTAACGACCCTCAATCACTGTCTAATGCAAGGCCAGATAGATTCTCAGATTCGGTTACAATTACGTTTCCGACATTTGATGTATCTACTTTAACGCAAGTTAATGTGGGATTTGGCATTGGAAGGGCTGGCGAGGTAACGACAAGTGGAGCGCCCGTTCCTACACAGAATGTTTCCTTGCAACTTAGTGCGGTGTTTGGTGTGGGTAGGGCTGGCAATATGTCAGTAGGCCCAGCATCGACCTATGACTCTACAAGTGTTACACTTGACTCTACAAATAAAACCTTTGACGAGGGGTAAATGGCAAAGCAAACAGTAGGAATTGGCTCAAGCGCAAATGATGGAAGTGGTGATACACTTCGTGTTGGGGCAGATAAAATAAATGATAACTTCAATGAGATTTATGCGGCATTGGGAAACAGTTCCAGTGTGCTAACTGATATCATAGATGCTAATGGCCTTTTTGATGTTAGCTCTGGTGCAAATAAAATTGTTTTTTATTATGGCGCTCTTAGTGATTTGCCTAGTGCCTCAACCTATCATGGGGCAGTAGCCCATGTTCACGCTACAGGGGGCTTCTACTTTGCTCATGGGGGCAACTGGATACGATTAAATGATGAGGTTACAGGCCCAGTAACAAAGTATACTGCTGGCACTAGCGGAAGCTCGGCATACACGTTTACTGGCCCCGGCGCGACATCAGGCAATAATCCGAATTTTACCTTCTATAAGGGTCATACCTACTTAATTGATAATACGGCTAATGTATCAAGCCATCCTTTGCAAATTAGAACATCTAATGGCGGGTCTGCTTTTACAACAGGGGTGACGGAAAATTACAATTCTACCACCGGGCTAACGCAGTTTATTGTCCCGCACGAACCAAGTGATACATCTTTGGTGTATCAGTGTACTAACCATAGTGCAATGGTTGGAAATATAACAATAGTATGATGAGATTTTAAAATGGCTATAACTACAGCAATGTGTACAAGTTTTAAAAAAGAGCTTTTTGAAGCGACACATGATTTTACATCAGATACATTTAAGATTGCTCTGTTTACTAGTAGTGCGAGTCTAGGGGCCTCTACCACCGCCTATTCCACATCTAACGAAGTTTCTGGTTCGGGGTACAGCGCTGGCGGAGTTGCATTGACTGTGGTTGCGCCAACTACAGACGGAACATCTGCCATTGTTGATTTTAATGACCCCTCTTGGACAAGCGCCTCATTTACTGCAAATGGCGCACTTGTTTACAACTCTAGCAAATCAAACAAAGCTGTAGCGGCTTTTGCCTTTGGCTCTGACCAAACAGTGTCATCTGGAACATTTACAATAACAATACCCTCAGCGGCATCAGGAACAGCGGTAGTCAGGATTGATTAATGTCTTATTCATATGCAGAGCTAAAGCAGGCTA